GGCAACATCCTCGCCAACGCCGGAGCCAACTCCGCGCAATCTTACATGCAAGGCATGCAACAATTTTCCAAAGGCATCTCCGACGGCCTCGAATCCGCCGCAGGATCCATCGCGGGGGGGATGACGAAGGCCGGCGAGAACAAGATGACATCTGAGTATCTGGATTCGTTGGCCGGCCAATATTCCCAAACGCCAGGCATTGACGGCCAAACTCCTCTCATGTCTCAAGATGAGCTAGACAAATTCAGCAAGATGTCTCTCGGTGCCAAGCAAGGCATGATCGTCCCAAAACAGGCGCAATTTGATCAAATTCTGAAAAACCAATACCTCACCGCGCAGATTCAAGGCTTTGGGCAGCGGAATGCCATTCAAAACCAAGTTCCCGCTAACCAAGTGCCTATGAGCACCACCGCCCCAGCTGCGCAACCGCAGGGCTCCCCTGCGGCAGCTCCAGCTCAAGATTGGCGTCAGTTCGTCCCTAATCGGCAATAATACATTATGACACCTCAACCCAATCCCACCGCAGAGGATATGGCAGATTTCGTGACCCCCGTTGCAGAGATGACACCCCCACCGCCACAGCGCCAATCCAAGGGGTTGTCTTTTGATTTCAATGGCCTCACCGCTCGCTTGCAAACCGAAGGCTTTGAGTCTCTTTCACGCCCTCAGCAAGAACTGCTTTACCACCTCAAAGAAAATCCAGACCTCCAAATGAGCCCCGAGCAGATGGCCATGTTCGTAACCGAGACTGACAAAAGACTCCGCGAGCAAAACACGCCGAAAGCTCAAGCGGAATCGCAAGCGGCTCAATTGACCTCTCGGAAAACCCAACTCGATATCGGCAAGCTAGAGCAAGAAACCATCGCCAAGGCGAAGGAACAAGCCGAGATCGATGTGCGCAAGCAACTCGTCCTTGGAAAGATCGAAAAATACACAAACCCAAAAGCAAAAGGGTATACATCGATGGACGGTCTGGTGGGCAAGTGGGATGGGTCTGGAGGGGCGATGATTGACTCTGGCGGCTGGAACGATGCCAAGGCAGCGCAGCGTGCCGAGCTCGAGCGCCTCGTCAATAACGACGTGCTAGAGCTCACCAAATTCCTCAAGCCAGTCTCCCAGGACGAATTGAAATTCCTCAAGAGCATGACGCCGCGTCTCCACCAGAACGAAATGATCTGGAAGGACTACCTGCTGGATGCCAAGACACGCATCGAAGGTGCAGGTCAACCTGCACCATCCCAAGCGCCAGTACAGCCGGCCGCCCAACCAAACTCCGCCCCCGCTTTCCAACAAGCCCCACAAACCCAGCTACCAGCTGTTCGCATTTATCCTGGTGGTCAAAAATTAATACTAAATCCTGATGGCCGAACATACTCTGTCGCACGATAGGAAATACACCGTCGAGGAACTCGATGCAATGGCCGCCGCCGAGCTGCCGGTCGAGAATCCAGAAATTTCCCGCACCGCCTCTGCTGCCCCCGTAGCAAGCGCACCAACAGCGCCTGAAGCAACAGGCTCACCCGAGTTGGCCGTCGGGGACGGGACTTCTTTTTCCATTCCCGAGCCGTCTCGCGGGCCCGCTATGGGGCCTATCAAATCACTGGATCCCAGCCGAGCTTATACTCCAGAAGAGCTTGATCTTTACGATCAAAGCGTCCCAAAATTTACGCCCGACGAAATCGATCAAAAAATAGTCGCATCCGTTTACGACGACCCGACCTACATCCCGACACGCGACGAATACTTCGAGGCCAAGCAACTCAAGGCTCGACTGAAATCCGAAGGCAAAATACCTGGGCTGCTTGAAGACGCGGCGACAGGAGCTCAAGGATTCTTGCAAACAATCGGCGATACGATCCACGAAATCTCGGATGACCCAGGCGAATTTCTCGCCCGCTCCCCTGCGACAATGAAAGCCACGGCCAAGAAATCGTGGCGCAACACCAACGCTGTGACCCGCTGGATCCGCCAGACGAATGCCCCCACGCCTATCGGCCGTGATGAGCAAACGGGCGAGTTTGTATTCGGTCAATCCGGCGCAGGTCGCTCGGATGCGGAGGTGCTCGCTGGCCAGCAACAAGCCGCCGCAGGGCAAGGCCGATCCATTCGCGCCGTCACCGAAGAAGACCTCAAGGACGAAGAGTTTGACAGATTTGTCATGGAGCGCTCACGGCAAAAAGAACTCGAAGAATGGGTCGCATCTACCACTGCACCCACCGAGTTCGTCACCCGACTAGTCACAGGTCGCAACCAAACCGAGCAACCCATGCAGGCCACCTCGGAGCTGGCTGGCGGCCTACTTGAGCCGACCAACATCGCTACAATGGGCGTCCCTCTTAGCGCAGGCGCAAAAACCCTTGGCCTCTCCCGTCTCACTAAAGCGGGTGGTGCCAGAGCAGCCCGCGTGCTTGACCGTGCCGCAGCCAAAGGCATCGCCGGCATGGAAACTGGTGCCGCAAAATTCCAAGAGATCATCCAAAAAGGCACAAAGATTTCTCCAGAGAACCAGATCAAGATGGCCAAGTGGTCTGCCGCTGGCGGCATCGGTGCAGGATTCTTCGGCTTGGATAGCGATATACCAGGAGTTGCCCAAGCACAGGACGCGGCAAAGTTCATCGGAGGCGCTTACCTAGGCTACAAAGCGGGACTCGGTGTCCTACGCACGGTCCAGAAAATCGCTGGCCCCACGGCCACCATCCTGCGCGTTGCCTCGGATGCCGGCGAGGGATTTGACGACATAGCTCAAGCTTCCGTCGCCACCAAGCTCGAGGCTTTTCCAGAGCTGTCCTTGGTACGCGAAGCTCTCGAGAACCCCACCAGATTTCGCCCCATCGAGTCCACCCCAGCTCGTCTCGCTGCCGACCCACGACTCGGCAAGCAGACCCGCGCCATCGCCGACGCACTCGCATCACCCGCCATCGTCCAAGGGGTGCGTGGAACGTCTGCCGTAGCCACCGGAGCGGTAAAGGGCGCCGTCGCCAACGCCCCGTTCGTTGCCCTCGCACTCAATGCCGACGAGGATAAAGCCGCAGCAAATATGTTCGGCATGGGCGTTGGTTTTGGCGCCTTAGGCGGAGCCGCTGGCAGATTCACCGGCCTCGAGCAACGCCGCGCCGAGTCCCGCGCCTTTGACACCGCCCGCATGCTCATGGATGTCGAGCTCGCCGGCGGCGATGTCACCAAGACAATTCAGACCTACTCCAAGCAACAACTCGGCGACCTCGCCGCCATGCAGGGATTCTTCCGCGACAAGGTGGATTTCGTGCCGCTGGATGGCATAGAACGAGCGGGAGACAGCGACTTCATCAAAAACGCAAAAGTTCAATTTCAAAATGGCGCCGCTGGACTTTTCATCCAAGCGCCTCCAGGAGAAAAGGCCCGTGTCTTTGTCAACCTCGACGCCAAACGCGACGGCATCGTGCCGCACGAACTCGGGCACGCCCTGCTCAAGAGCGGAGCCCTCGGCAGCGCCCAAGCCGATACGATTCGCTCCTTCACCACCCGCCGCTACACCCAAGCCGGAGTCGAAGCCCGTGGCCGCGAATACGCGACCGCAATGATCCAAAACGAAAACGCCGCCAAATTCCCTGGGCAAAACTTCCCTGTCACTCCTGCATCCATAAGCGCCAAGATGGACGAGCTCGGCCAATCTGGACTCCTCCGAGGCGACATGGATCCACTCGACTGGGCTCGGGACGAAATCTTTGCAGAGGACTTCCGACAAGCCAGCCAATCGATGGACTTTGCCGGCATCCGCCGCCACCTTCCAGCAGACGGATCATGGCTCGGGAGCATGGAGAACTTCCTCGGTGCCCAGGCTAACGCTCTCTCGATCTCGGGCGTCCGCATCGACCCTGTCACCGGCCAGCCGGACCCCCTCTTTAAAGCGAACCCCATCCTGGCGACCGATCCTGTCCTCAAAAAACAGCTAGACCAATACCTCAACAACTACCGCAACTGGATCAACCACCCAGAGCAGACCCAAGCCCGAGGCGTCCGTGTGGCCCCAGCAGGACGAGCAAGCGACCTCGCAAACAATCCCCAGGTCACGTTCCACGACTATGGGAACGGCGTCATGGCTAATGAATTCGCCCGCATGGATCCAACCACCGGACAAGCCGTCTTCCGCGAACAGCGCGACATCACCGCCGAAACAATCAAGCGCCAGCAACAGGTCAAAACGCTCGTCGGCTCAAAGCTCATTCCAGCCACCGACCCAAATCTCGGCCCGAAGAAGACAGCCGACGGCCGCGTCACCGTGCGAGGCCGCATACTCCCGCAGCAGTTCGATTTCCTCAACGGATTCGCGCAACACCAACGCGGCTTCGCTCGCCAATTTGAAACTGCTGCCGCTACCGGCGAAAGCATGCAGGTCCGTTACCACTCCATCGGCAGCGGAGACACCGGCGCATTCCAGATCAAAAAGCTCGGCAACCTCGAGGCCATCACACGCGAAATTATCCCCTGGGGCTGGGAACTCAGCGGACCAAACAATCTCCTCGCATCCGTCCTAGACCTTACCCAATTCCGCAACCGTGCCATCAAAGCCATCAACGCCGGCGAACCGAACATCGGTCGTCTCTACAACAACGACATCAAACTCATCGAGGCCGACCTCAAGCAGTGGATGGACAATCACCGCAACGACCTCCCAGGCTCCAACAAAATCGGTGAGCAACGCCGCGACGCCATCAACTCCCTCATCGGCATTGGCACCAACATCAACAAAGCCGCAAACCCATTCAGCGGCAAAATCGCCGGCCCCAGCAGCGCGATCAAGCAATTCCGCCTCGACCGAGTGGACGCCGCCGTCGGCACCGGACGCCAAGGCTTCCACTTCGACTACGACAAAGCCAACAACAACCTCCTCCCCGAAATCCCTACACCGCTGCCGGACTTGTCAAGAGACCTGCCAACCGGCCAAGCCATGCCGGATGCAAAACCTCTAAAGCCAATCGAACAAATGACAGATCGGCAGTTGAGTTCCTTTTTAAGAAAACACGGCGAACAACCATCCAGCGCACTCGATGTCGCCCGCCGATGGTCCGACGGAGATCGCATGTGGGGAGCTCACGAAATGGGTGACGAGCTGTCATTACATCCAATCACTGACATGAACGAGCTCTCCGGCTACTCCCGAGACCGGCTCATATCTTTACCCAAAACCACAGAAGACGCCTTATACAATCCCCAAGGCCAAGCCATGCCGGATATCCACCCGATTGAAGAATCTGCGCGGATGATTCACTCTGTATACGATCAAAGCCTACTTGCCAAAGACCGCGACACGGCGCTCTATCCACAAAATCCAGTTAAAGGAAGTGTAGTCCTACCGCCTCGATATGGACTCATTGGCAATGCTCCTGGCATGCCAAAAAACTTCACTGAAGTGCGTGAGTTGGTGAAGTTGCTGGCAGATCGTGTTCACGACACCGGACTGCGGGAAACTGAGTTTGCGCAGAAGAGCGCTCGATTTTATTCCGACATGGGAACCGAAGCCGTAACTCTGGCCGAAATCATCAATCCGCAAATCACCGGAATCGAGCGTTTCAATCGCGCTGACGAAATGCTTCGGTACTTAGCACTTGGTAGCGTTCGCACAAATGTTCCTGTTAACAGCACTAAATCGGCTGGCGCTGCGGCAGCGTCGCTTGGGGAATTTACAGCCGGATACAAAATGGGATTTGGAGAGATTCAACGCGCAACGCGTCAAAGTCAGGCGGATTTTAATGCCGGAAAACACTTTGATTTGGATATCAAAGGCGTCCAAGACAAGGTCCGAACATTTTACATCAATGGCCTTTCGGAGATGATCGAATCTGCTCGCAAAAACGGCGACACTGCATCGGCAGAAATGCTTCAAACACGCGCTGCAAAATCACTCAAACTTGTTGATCCCAATGCGTCCAAGCTAACGCCGCAGCAACTCGCAGAGACCGAGCGAATCTTGGATGGTAAAGCAACCATCGATATGTGGGACATGGCAGCCAAGCGTGTTGCGGTGCCTGGGTTTATTCTTGATCCTAAAAAACGGTCAGATTTGAAACAGCCATTTGAGTGGACGCAAAAAAGCAAAGCAGCCAAGGACACAATCGGATCTCCACGCTGGGCCAAAGTTGCAAAAGAACTCGCTATCAATTCGCCAGCAGAACTTCGTTATCAGCAAGCCAGAACGCTTGGCATTGAAGGTAACTTTGATTGGACCGCAGAAACATGGAAAGCCCGCTTAGATAGCGAGGCCCCGTTTGCCGGTGCAGATTTTACGACTTACACCGCAGGCACCGATGCTGGATTGTCTCCTGGAGGTGGCGGGCGCCTTTACGATGCGCAGCAAGCTATCGATGGGTTGTTGGCCGACGAACTAAATCGCCGTGGTCTAGCATCCATGTTTGGCAAAGAAAAATTGAAGGCGCGTAATGCGCAAGAAATCCTGTGGGCCATTGAAAAGAAAGATAACCCAATTCTTGCCAACAACGACCTGTCTCTTTTCAGCGACAGCATCCAACCGCTCAAGATGGAGCTGCAAGCAATCGCTGGCACAGGAGGGCAACGTAATGTCCGTGGAGCGCAAGTGCTCGACGCGATGGAGAGAGCTTATACTGCAATGGCAAGGCAAGAACTGCCGTTCGAGGTAGCGACGGTAGGCACAGGGCGCACCGCTACAGCGATCAACTCGGCACTTCAGACAATGGAGCAAGCCGGAGACAAGCAGTCGCTCGCAAGGCTCACAGCACACTTTGCCAATAATCTGGCCGATGAATTGACCGGCTTGGCAACACAGCACGGCATCAAGCTGCAAGTTGATTCGGTAAAAACCGATCTTGGCGGGTTTACGATGGACGACGGCGTCTACACCGAAACACCCCAGATCACAGCCATCGTCCGTGGCGACAGGGGCGACACCAAATATCTGATGCAAGTCGTCAACGAAGCGGTCGAGCAGCAAGGTGGCAACATTTTCCGCCGGCCAAGCGCCAAGGAATTGTATGACCCAGCCGTAGAAAAGCAGCCTGTTGTTTCATTTGAAACAGGTCAAATGACAACCGCGCAAAGAACGGCGTTTGTTACTGACTTGGCAAAAATCCGAGACAGCAACGGCAACCGAATTTTCACCGGCTACACACCTTCAGACAAAGGTGTGTTTATCGGCGGCCAGTTCTATGATGGTGACTTTATGCAAGCGGTTCTTAACAGCGAATCCGCTATTCAAGCAGTGATGGCAAAACATGGGATATCGGTATCCACATCAGAAAAAATGGTCGTTCCGTCTTACCGTTCGTCGGACCCTGTTTCACCCAGCCCATTCCGAGACGCCGTGCAAAAATTGTTTTACGATAAAGCCGTCAGCGGCATTGCAGCGAACGCGCCAACATCGGTAATGCAAACGGCAAATGTTGAGGCCAATCTCAAATCTCGCTTAAAGAAAAACGAGACGATGTTTATTGGCCGAGAGGAGTTGGACGCACTTGCCAAAGCAATAACTGAAAGCGAAAGCATGTCTGCTGACCAAGCGCTGGCTCGCGCTGGGCAGTCGATGGAAATCCCAGGAACTAAAAAAATGCAGTCGGCATTTGCCGATTATGTCAGCGGCAAGAAAACAAAATTTGAAGCGTTGCCAGCGGAAGACAAAAAAGTCGTCTCTGGATACATCAAGCAAGCCCGCGAAACAGCCAAAACTCTGCGAGACCAAGAGGCGGCATTTTCTAAAGCTGCAAAAGATGGTATTCGTAAACGCCGAGCCGAGATTGCCGACCGTTATGACCCACAAAGGGCGTTTGACGAGATTGACGCGGCCGACCTTATGGGATATATGTCACAGACGGAGGTAGCACAATGACTCAACAAGAACTCATAGAAAAGCAGCGCAAGCAGCAGGAAAACATTGACCTGTTCAACGCTAAGTTTTCGCGCCCTGGTGCCTGGAGCATCGGCAAGGAGCTGGGCGAGAATGATGCGTTCGTCGCCCTGGGAATTCGCAACGCCAAAATCTCCCCGCGACAAGACGCCTCGACGTCCAAAGGCAAGGAATAGTCACAACGCCCCGAGCCTGACTCTAATTTAAACACCAATCAACACGCCCCGAACCCTAAAAAGTCGGGGCGTTTTTGTTGCCAAGTGGTAAGACAAAGCGTGTCCCATCGGTGCCAATTCCGTGGGGTCCTGACCCACGGAATTTGGCACTGATGCCAAAACGGTGCCAATTCCCCTAGGAAGTGGGTAGATTCGAATCCCACCCCCTCCGCCATTTCGAAGGGTTTCGAAAGGTTTCGAAAAAAGACCGCAGAACCAGTGTTGGTGAGGGTCTTGAGGGTTCTGAAAGGTTTCGAAAAAAAACGATAGATTTACAAAAGTGGCACCGTGTGGCACCGTTCTGGCACTGACTTTTTATGGACTTACAAAAGCTATTGCCGGAATTTGATAGGGTGAAAGCGCGATGGAAAATCGATGTTCCCAGCTCGCTGAATAAGGGAATTCGTAAAAGATATTTTTTTAAAACAGCGGAAGAGGCGAATCGGGCGCATGCGGATCTCATTTATTCGCTCACTCTGACGGGTGATTTGCCGAGCACGACGAAGGCGGGGGAAAGCGTGGCTTTCTTTGCGGCTCAGTTTCTCGCTAAGAAATCTCTCGAGGTGGAGCCGGTGTCGCTGCGCCAAATTAAGTGGGGCATAAATTTGCTGTGCCAGAAGTGGGGGCGCAAGCGTCCGGCAGACCTAAAGCCGGCACACATGCGTGCCTGGATCGATTCTTTGCCGCTGACGACTCGCGGGAGGTGGAATGTGTTTGCGGTCTGCCGCGATTTCTTTAACTCACCGATTGGTCGTGAGGCTGTGTCGGCTAATCCGTTCAACGATGCGCCGCCGAAACGAGATAAGGGCGCGAGGTTGCCGATCCTGACTCTGGATCAAATGAAGGCGCTGTTGGCCCATGAGTGGCCGGTGTGGTTCAAGTCTTGGTTGGTTGCTGGCGCCTTTGCTGGACTCCGAACGCGAGAGATCTTTGCGGTGGACAACTCGGCCATTGATTGGGAGTACAAGGAGATCGTGATCCGACGCGAGGATGCAAAGCAGGGCGAGGCGGCGCGTCCTCGCTCGGCTACCATTCAAGACCCTTTTGCGCGACACATGCCGAGGCGTGTGGGGCCGCTTGTTGATGGGTGGTGGAAGAAGGGCTGGGAACGGACGGCGAAGGAGGCGTGCATGGTTATTGGCGTGGATGTCTCTCTGGGGTGGCCTACGAATTGCCTGCGACATTCGTTTGCTTCTTACCATCTGGCCCATTTTAAGGACGCCACGAAAACGGCCTTTGAGATGGGAACTTCGCCGGACTTACTTTACGCCACATACGCAAATCTTGTATCCCGCCGCGATGCAGAGAAGTGGTGGGCGCTGTGAGTTAGAAATACAAAGTGCTTAAATCAATGTGATGACCCCCCCGCAATCTTCCCAGTCTTGCATGGGCTATAATCTGGAGACGAGGTAAGGTTGTGGACTTGTCCTACCCAGTTTTGCGGGAGCTCTTCCTCGTAGGAATTGAGCGCCCAGAAACGGAACTCTCGGAGGCTGGTCGGATCACGACACCAACAACCGGCTTGGCTTTTCCCTCTTCTGATTCTTTCATGGCTTGAACAGCATGCGCGATGACGGCGCTCCGGCTGCTCTTGGCTCTGCGGTCTTTTTTGTTGATCGCAATGACCTGCGCTTCGACCCAATCGAAGAGATCTTTTTCTAGCGATATGGTGAACTTGGAGACATTTTCGTTGCCTTTCATAAGACCACCAGTAATACCGAGTATTCCAAAAAGCAAATTTTCTTTTCAGAAACCGAAAAATATTTTCGTCCGCAGAGATAGTATTTATCAGCGTGTCAATAGAAAAGTGAGGGTAGGTGAATACCCCACTTGATTTATTCTAAAACTTTTTCTTGTCAGCGCGGTATGACCAGTAATACGAGTATGACCATGCAAGGTGCATTTACGAAAACAAGTGTGAGTCTCCCAACGGAACTCATGGAATATCTGAGGGCTAAGTCGGCTGGACAGGGGATCCCCCTTTCGCGGTTGGTCTCTCAAGCGGTGCGTGTGGCATTCAATGCTGAGAAGCGGAGGGCCTCGAAATGACCCCTGCCTACCTCAAACCACGGGAGGCGGCGGAGTACCTCTCGATCAGCATCACGACTCTCTACGCGCTGAAGGGTGCTGGGATTCTTAAATTTTACAAACTCGGCGGGGCAACCCTGCTGAAGGTGGCCGAGATCGACGCGGCGGTGGAGTCCGGCCTTGTCGCCTAATCACGATTATGGAACACGCTGACATACTCCGCAACCTCCAGTACTCGCTGGATTTTCTAACTTTGGTGGGTCCGGTGGCAGGCGCTCTCTACGTCACTTTCTTTGCCCTGGGGGGTGCAAGGAAATGACGGCGACCTTCGGCATTTGCCTGGTCGTGCTGACCTTTGGGTCGTGCTGGGCCTGCTACCGGCTCGGGGTGGAAGAGGAGCGCCACCGCTGGGTGACGATGCTTCGCAACCGCCGCAACCGCCGCCTCGAGGACGAGGACAATTTCACACAATAAAAAACACAAAACATGAAACTACAAATCATAACTGGAAAAATCCAGCGGGCCCAGCGGGTCTGCTTTTACGGGGTGGAGAGCGTCGGCAAAACGACGCTGGCCGCCAAGGCGCCGGCACCTCTCTTCCTCGATGTCGAGAACGGCACTTCGCATCTCGATGTGCCTCGGGTGGCGACTCCGACTTGGGCTGCGCTGAATGAAGCGGTGCGGGAGCTGGCGACGGAGAAGCACGACTTTAAGACGGTGGTGCTGGACTCTATTGACTGGGCCGAGCGCTTGAACCACGAAGCTCTGAAGGAGGAGAAGAAGATCAAATCGCTCGAGGAGATCCCGTACGGGAAGGGATTTGTCATGGCGGCGGAGCGGATGGCTCGATTCCTAGCGTCGCTCGATCTTCTCATCGAGGCTGGGATCCATGTGGTGCTGATCGGCCACGCCCAGGTGAAGCGTCAGGAGCCGCCCGACCAAGTGCTCCCCTACGACAGATACGAGTTGAAGCTAACGAAGCAGGCGTCGCCTCTCATCAAAGAATGGGTGGACCATCTTTTCTTCCTCAACTTCAAGACCCGTGTGGTGGAGAGCGAATCGGGCAAGGCGAAGGGACGAGGCGGCAAGGAGCGCATCATCTTGACCTCGCACTCGGCGGCCTACGACGCGAAGACCCGCTCGGCTCTGGCCGATGAGCTCCCGATGGAGTGGGCGAGCATCGAGTCGCTCTTTGTCTCGAGCGTACCGACCAAGGTTCCGGTGCAGCAGATCGCCCCGCTGGATATCCTCAAGGCAAAATTCAAGGACAAGGGCGACGAGATCACGGCCTTCCTGCGCTACCGAGGCAAGATCGGAGATGACCAGCAGTGGACCGATGCTCCGCTGGACTACATCGCCCAAGTGCATGCGACGCCGTCAAAGTTCCTCGATGCGGTGGATGCGTGGAAGGCTTCCTGCGTGGAGCGGGCATGAAGGACGTCGATCTCGCTCGCGACAGGCCTGTCTTCCGACGGGGTCATGATTCTACGCCGACCAACATGAACTGGACGTGTCTTAGCTACGACGATGCGAGGACGGGAATCGACTACCTGACTAGTGCCGAGTGCGCCGAGATCAATTCCGCCTGCAATGCCTTCTTTAAACGCAAAAAGATGCCCTACGGCGTGGCCTACATGAAGCAAGCGATGAAGCAAATGATACAGACACCAAAAAACTTAAAAACATGAACCCATTGACATTAAAAGACATCCGTCCGTCCCTGCTCCCGAAGCTATGGGAGTGCCCTAAGTACCGGCCGAAGCCTGGACCTGCGGGTCCGGCTGCGGAGCGGGGCACCCGTATGGACGAGGCATTCCGTTTCGCCGTGATGGGCGACCGCTCGAAGCTCGAGGCGCTACCTCCCGAGGACGGAGCCAATGTGCAGTGGGCTATCGACCTTGTGGAGAGGTACAAGTGCAACGGCACGCTGGAGGCCCGCGAGGAGTACCTAGCCATGCCTGTGCCTGGGCTACCTCACGTCGGCACGGCCGATATCCTCTGCGACCGAACCGGTTGGGTAGGGGATCTCAAGACGGGCCAGATGCGCAATTACTTTCCGCAGATGGCGGCCTACGCCTTGTCTTGTATGGTGCGCACGTTTGAGCAGGTCTGGGCGACCCACGTTATCTACTGCGACCAGCAGAAGGTGCTGAGCTACAACTGGACGCTGGAACAGGCGCAGAAAACTATCGACACGATAAAGGACGCTGCACTGGACCCGAATTCCCAACCCCAAGCGTCGGAATACTGCACCTGGTGCGCGAATTATGCCACATGCCCTGCCGTGGTCCAGCCCATCGAGGAGGGGCTCGCCGTCATCGATGTGCCTAAGACCTCGGTGCCCGAGATCCTCGAGCGGGTGATGGCTACGCCGGAAACTCTGGCTCAGTTCGCGTCCCAGTGGAAGGCCGTCGAGAAGGCGGTGGCCGAGCCGGCCCTCGATGAGCTCAGGAGATTACTCGATGAGGGCGGCGAGGTAGACGGCTGGAAGCTCACCGAGGTGAATGGGCGCGAATTTTTCGACGTTGAGGCGATCTTGTTTGTTGCCAGAGAAACAAATGCCCCCGTCGAGAGCATCATCCTCGCCATGGGCGGCAAGATGTCTGGCAAGTCCTACCGAGAGTGGGCGGCCGCGCTCGGCCGTGAACCTCTCCCATCCCACATCCGCACCGGATCCCCAAGCAAACAACTCCGCCAGGTGAAACCCAAGCAACCCAAGCTGAAAAACTAGTTTCCTCGATAAACCTACAACGGTCCGTCCCGTAGGAGATCAGGGGCAAAGGGGGGCCGCGCATCCCAAAAAACGCGGACCAAACAACTAAAAACAATATGGATAACGAAAATAGATACGTCAACGAAACGGGCCGATTCCTTTGCAAGGTGAAGGCCCCAGGGAACGGGTGGATCGGCGTCACCGACTCCGGCAGCGAATTCATCCGAGTGCCGGCGGTAGTGACCGACGCGGGATCGCAAAACGGGCGCGAAATCGTCTGGCGCGGCTACCTCACCGAGAAGGCCGCCAAGCGCACGATGCTCACGCTCGACGATTGCTTCGGCAAAAACTGGGACATCAAGTCGCTCGCCAGCGGCACGGCGACCTTCGCGGGACAGGCATGCTCCCTCACCGTTGAGACCGAGGAGTACAACGGGGAGACCCGATTCAAGGCTCGCTGGCTCAACCCTGCGGAACAAGCCCCGAAAAACGAGGTCGATCCCGAGCTCATCGAAAAACTCATCGACCGTCTCTCGACCATCGACCGTGGCGACGACGTGAAGGTGCCGACAAAGCCCGCCAACAAAACCGCCGACGGAGACGACATCCCGTTCTGAGATGACCATCCTTGCCCTTGACCCTGGCACTACGGAGACGGCGTTTGTCCTTTGGGACGGGCGCCGGATCATCGACGCCGACCACCTGCCGAATGCGGAGATCAGACAGATCCTCATCGGACGCGAATATGACGCGGCGGCCTGTGAGATGATCGCCTCCTACGGCATGGCCGTTGGCAAGGAGGTCTTTATGACCTGCGTGTGGATAGGGAGATTCACCGAGGTGGCACGGGTCGAGCCACGGCTCTGCTACCGGCGCGACGTCAAGCTCCACCTCTGCCACTCCCCGAGAGCCAAGGACGGAAACGTCCGGCAGGCGCTCATCGACCGACTCGGGCCACAAGGCACGAAGAAGTCCCCAGGCCCGACCTACGGCATGAAGAGCCACCTCTGGGCGGCACTCGCGGTAGCCGTCTACGCATTCGATACAAAATGAAAGCAATCATCTTCAGCATCTTAGCAATTGGCATCGTCTTCTCGGGAGTCTTCCTGTGGGCGATCCAAGAAAACGACGACAATATATGAGCACAACAATCACATGGATTCCGGCAACGACTCCACCGGACGACGGAGAGACCGTCATCATCCACACACTCGGCGGCGAGGTCTGGACAGGCTTTCTCGACGGCAACGTCTGGCGCAATGTATCAGGCGCACGAATTCACGAAGAGGAACCTGTATTGCACTGGATGCCGCTCCCACTCCCTCCGGAGGACGAGGAATGAGCAAGCCAGACTGGACCAAGATAGAGGAAGCCCGAGACCGAGCCGAAGCGCTCCCCGAGAGCGCATGGGTGAGCGACACCCCAGAGACCGAGGCCGCCGTCGCCGCATCGGGATCCCTCTGGTCATTCCCCCTCCGCGAATGCAGCCGGCGCCTCGAGCGCCAACGCAACGAACTCAAGGCACTTTTTAAGAAGGGTAAATAATATGGCAGGAGATTGGATTAAATTTGAAACAACGACCCCCGACAAGCAGGAGGTCCACGACATAGCGGCAACGCTAAATCTGGACCCCGATGCGGTCGTCGGGAAGCTCATGCGGGTCTGGAGATGGTTCGATGGACACACCAAAAATGGCGACGCTTCTCTCACGGTGTCAGCGTTGTTAAATCGCGAGGTTGGCGTTGAGGGGTTCATCGAGGCCATGGTAAACGTGGGTTGGATCCTGCGCTCCGGTAAGTCAATTACGCTATCTAAGTTTGAGAGGCATAATGGTAAGACAGCAAAGGAGAGGGCTTTAAGTGCCAAGAGGAGTCAGAAGCATTATCACGCTAAACCTCACGCTTCCCTCACGGTCTCACCGTCACCTAGAGAAGAGAATATAAAGGGGTCTACGACCCCCACATTCAGAACCTGCCTCTAACCAAAAATGAGAACCAATCTCGCAACCAGATGGCCAGACTCTGACCTCCTTACCCAGCCGATGCAAAAAGCCGTCCCATTCAACGAATCCTCCGAAAAGGCTGCCATCTCAGCTATCCTGGCAAACAACCAAAACCTCGAGGCCATGAGCTGGCCAGAAGATTTGTTTTTCATCCCCAAGCACCGAACCATCCTCGCTGCCGCAAAAAAGTGCCACGAAAGCGGGTCAGGAAAGAATGACTTCTTCGCAGTCCAAGCCGAGCTCGAGCGCACTGGCCTCCTCGAATCCATCGGAAGCCTAGCCGAATACATCACCAATACCCCATCCGACCCCGAGACGACCCGATGGCACCGAGCCTACCTCGTAGACTCGGCTCGATACCGCCACGCCTCCAAGATCCTCGCCGAGGCTCAAGAGTCCTTCCGAGACGAGACCGGCGACATCGGATCCGTCAGCCTTGCCCTCTCCGAGTGCGCTGCCCAACTCGACAAGCCCCGCAAATCCACCAAGGACCACATCAACGACCTCGTCTCCGAGCTCGAGGACAAAGTACCCACCGTGTCCTACGGCACCGGAATCTACGCCCTAGACGAAATCGCCTCCGGTGGAGTCAAGCCTGGGGAACTGATGACCATCGCCGCCGAAACCTCGGGCGGTAAAACCATCCTCCTGCTCCAAATCGCCCTCGAGGCCATGCGTGCCGGCAAGCACGTCTTAATCTTCAGCCTCGAGATGCCGGCCAAGAAGGTCCTCGCCCGATTCATCTCCAACCTCGCCGGATTCCCGATCAAACGCATCAAGCAAGACCCCAACGCCCAAGAACTCCACCGATTCAACGCAGCCACCTCAGACATCTCCCGCATGAATATCCAAGTCGAGTCCGGCTACTCCGACCTCGACAGCATCGAAAGCGCTATCCGTGAGTTCGCGAGCCAAGGCAGGGCCGACCTCGTCGTCGTCGATTACATCCAACTCGTCCACCTCCGCAACATGAACTCCAACGAGACAAGAGAACAACACGTCTCCGAAATTACCCGCCGCCTCAAAGCCATCGCCCTGCAACTCAACCTCGCCCTAGCCACAGCATCCCAACTCAACGAGGAGGGCCGGCTCCGCGAGTCTCGCGCCATCGGCCACCACTCCGACCACGTCTGGCTCATCCGCAAAGGTGAAGACGGATCCGCTGTACACATCGCCAAGAACCGCGACGGAGAACGAGACCGAGCCATCCCAGTCACCATGCGCGGAGATATATCTAGATTTGAAGGGCGCACGAAATGATTGTTATGCCCTCAAATAACTCTGGTATCGAAATAGGATATCTAGCAGGCAAATACGAAAATCGTATAGGCTGGCTAATATCTCCAGACGGGTGGAGAAAGCCGCCATCATGGATGCCATATGCCTTGGACAATGGGGCTTATGGTGCATGGGCTAATGACCGAGAATGGGATGCTGATGCGTTCCTTAATTTGATTGAAAAATCAAATTCCGCACATAAGCCGTCATGGGTTGTTGTTCCAGACGTTGTTACAGATAAAGAGGCAACAATAATTCGTTGGAATGAGTGGATGCCACAACTAAAGAACCTGCTGCACGGAGTTGGATTTGCATTTGCTGTGCAAGACGGCATGACGCCAAATGATGTCCCTAACGAAGCAGATGTTGTTTTTGTAGGAGGTTCAACAGATTGGAAATGGCGTCACCTTCGATCATGGACTGACAATTTTCCTAGAGTGCATGTCGGCAGAGTAAACTCCGAGCGTTTGCTTTGGATGGCCCATGAGGCCGGAGCCGAATCTTGCGATGGAACCGGATGGGTGCGTGGAGGCGATGACAGGTTGCTAGAGTTAAACCGATATCTCGCTCAAAGCACTCACGGAGATTCTAGACCTCAACTTCAGTTCATATGACAAAACCCTACTCCATCGACCCCAACATCGGCTGCCCGTCCTGCAACAAAGAATGGCAAGACCACCCAGGCATCCGGCACACCTGCCGACTCGCTACCGATCTCGCCGAATCCCTCCGCTGGGCCATCGCTCACATCAATCCCCCAGAATACACCCGCGACATCGGCGAACAAGAAATCTACTTCCACTCCCTCGAAGAGGCCCGACGCCTCGTAGTCGAAGCATCCAACTGGAGAGCCAAACCATGAAACCCCAACGCACAGCCAAACCAGAAACCGAACACTCCATCTCCGTCAAACTCGCGACCCGCTTCAAGGTTCGACAACAGACAGCCGTCCAATGGTTCCGTGCCGGTTGCCCAGTCAACTACGAGGAAGCCGTCGAATGGAAGCTACAGCGTCAAGCGGACGCTACACTGACCAAGGAGGGTAAACGTCCTAGTCGGTTTGAAAATGCCCTAGAACAGGCCAAAGAATGCGAAGAAGACGTTAACTGGGACGGCATGTCTACGAACTTCCGCGCCCTGTGCGATATCGTCGCAGAATTCTACCTCATGGGCATGACCCACCGCACCATCCAATCCCGCATCGGCGTCCATCCAGCCCTCATCGCTCGCATCATCGCAAACCACCCCGACACCAAAGACAAAGAATCCCAAGTCGCTAGCAACGCTTGGCGCGACGTCAGACGCCTCGCAGTCGATGCCATCCGAGACAAACTCAACGACCCAGACCAGGTAGACAAGATGAAAGCAGCCGAGCTCAACTTCATCGCCGGCACCGCACAAGACAAGGTCCGCGACTCCGAAGGTGGATCCCAACTCACCATCAACATCGAGCACAAAATCAACGGCCTCAGCTACGAAGAACTCATCAACTCCATCCCCAAGAAGCTCGACGACGTAGACGCCGAGTACACCATCGATACCCCCGAGGGAACCAGTAACGGTGAGCGGGTCCCTCCGGCAAACTCTCGTCCGGCACTACCTTCCAGTCTCAATAAGGGCACTAAAAAGGGTGATATTACTGAGGTGAATTCGTAAGTGATTGCAACACAACAGCCGAGAATTATGTATAATGGGTGTTATAAGAAGTTATGGGTCAAAGAGGGGGGGAGGGGGGTCGGTTTCTGGCCCCACGATTTTCACCCCCACTCGTCCAGCCCCCGAAAAATTTTATGAAAAACACGAACCAAAAGCAAGAGAGTAAAACTGAAACGAAGCAGATGGAGTTACCTGAGTGGCCGAAGAGGGGAAAGACGGCGCCTGGGAGACAGCCACAGAACCCGAGGATATTGCGGGTGGATATCGAGGGGGTGGTGGTGAATGTGTCGGTGAGGAACAATTCATTTTACAGGGCGAACGAGCCGGTGGTGGTGGGGAAGGATCCGGCTGGGGCGTTGGTGGACGTGAAGCCGAAGACATCTGTGTTGTTGCACGGGGGGTACGAGGGATGAGTGGAACGCCAGAGACTGACGACATCGCACGGGGGAACCACGTTGTGCCGACCGAGTGGGCCGAGCAACTGGAACGCGAGCGAGAAGAGGCGAAATTGGCAAGCGTCATCAAGCTTGTGGTATTAGCGCAGCAACTTGAACGCGAGCGTGACGAGGCGATGGAGGGGTGGAGAGAGGCAAGAAAATACTTGAAGTGGGTTCACGATGTAGCTGAAAGCCAAAAAAAATGGACCATTAGAACTCTTTGTAAAGAGGGGCTTATTAAAACGGAAAAACAAAATGAACGAACAAACTAAACCAGAGACAGATTATGCAGTCAAATCCCGCCAATTAGAACGCGAGCGAGACGAGGCGATTGATGCGATGAAGCGAGCAATGGACGCCTACGCGAAGGCATGCAAAGCGGTTGATGATTGGAGGTCCCTCCAGAGGGCTACAAAAAAATGATTAAGTATAGCGATCAATTAAGAAATCCAAGGTGGCAACGCAAGCGTCTTCAAATCTTTGAGCGTGACGGATGGAAGTGTTGCTTATGTGGCGACAAAAATTCAGAGCTGCACGTTCACCACACATACTACGCAAAAGGAAAAAGGCCGTGGGAATATCCGAACGAGGATTTGATAACATATTGCAATCACTGCCACACAAAAAGGCATTTTTGGGAGGATTCTATTGGGATTGTGGTCCCTTGGGTAGTTTTTGAAGAATCCGAGACTTGGGAATATCCGGTGCTGCTTCTTGAAAGAATTGAGAAACGCTCCAGTGATGATTGTCCAGATATTTATTACTGCAAAACGCTTTATGGCGGTTCTGTTGTGTGCGATGCAGCGGGCGCTGCATTTAAACTCTCTGAAGGAAAAAAAGGAAAGGCATGGGATGAGTGGGCTAACGATTTTAGAGAACTAATAAAGGAGGCGCAGTGACCTTTACTCAATCACCGCACCCGTTGTTGCCGTTTATTCCGCCGGAGCATTTTTTAGCGGACCCTGAGGGGGCTAAGAGGTTGTTGGTCGAGCGGGAGAAGCGGATTTCGAGCGAGAAGGAGGATCCGGTGCGGTACGGGTACGAGCCGGAGCACTGGACGAAGGCGGAGAAGATCGCCAAACGCTACCGCGACCTCTTGGTGCTGGGCGGGAACCGCTCGGGGAAGAGCACTTGGGCGGGGAAGATGGTTGTCCGCACCCTGCTGGAGAAGCCGGCGAGCCGTGTGTGGTGCTTTCAGACGACGAACGACAACTCGATCTCGATGCAGCAGCCGATTGTGTGGAATTTCATGCCTCGGGAGCTGAGGGTCGCGAAGCGGAACAAGGTCACGAACATCAGTTACACTCAAAAGAACGGATTTTCGGAAAATACGGCGGTCCTTCCGAACAAATCGCAGGTGTGGTTTCGGAATTACGCGCAAGACATCACCACCATCGAGGGCGGGGAGATCGATTTAGCCTGGTGCGACGAGTTGGTGCCGTTGGACTGGCTCGAGACGATCCGTTTCCGTCTTCTCGACCGAAATGGCATCCTGCTGGTGACGTTTACGCCCATTGAGGGCTACTCACCCACGGTCAAAAACTATCTTCAGGGAGCGAAGACGATTGAGGAGAGCGAGGCGGAGCTTTTGCCTAAAAAAAACGGGAAGGGCTTTGAGATGGTGCCGGTGGTGCAGGAATGCACGACGCGGAATGCGGGCGTCATTTATTTCCAGACAAAAAACAACCCGTGGGCAGGCTACGGCCGGATGAAGACCGAGCTGGCGAAGCAACCGCGGGAAAAAATCCTCTGCCGCGCTTACGGCGTCCCCATAAAAGCGACCGCGACCCGTTTTCCGCGCTTCCGCGAGGCGGTGCATGTCGTCCAGGCGGACCAAATCCCGAAAGACGGGACGAACTACCTTTTCTGCGATCCGGCGGGCGGGAAAAACTGGTTTATGTTGTGGATCCGCATCGATGCCGGCGAGCGGGCGTGGGTGTATCGGGAGTGGCCGCAGTGCGATACCTACATCGAGGGGGTCGGGCATGCGGGGCCGTGGGCGGTATCGAGCGGGAAGAAGGCGGACGGCGAGGCCGGAGACGGGCAGAAGAGTTTCGGTTTCGGGTTGCTCGCGTACAAGGGCGAGATCGAGCGGGTCGAGAAGCTCGACGGGGTCGAGGTCTTTGAGCGGTGGATAGACTCGAGGTATGCGAATACGACGGTCGCCGGAACGCGGGAGCAAAGCACGACGCTCTTGGAGGAGCTCGAGGACGCGGGGATGAGTTTCCGAGCGTGCCCTGGTGAGAACATCGAGGAGGGAGTCGGCCTCATTAACGACGCACTATTTTACAATGAAGAACACAAAATCGACCACCTCAACGCACCGAAGCTCTACGTCTCCGAGTGCTGTACCAATACCATCTGGGCACTTAAAGAGTGGACCGGAAGCGACGGACAGAAGGGAGCCAGCAAGGACCCCATCGACTGCCTCCGCTACCTCCTTACATCTGGGGTCGGGAACGTGGAAGGAGGGCGTCTCCATGTTACGGGCGGCGGGTCTTACTAGCGCTCGCACGCTGCGGAAGCGGGACGTCATGGAGTTGCTGGAGATCAGCGAGGCGACGTACAAGACGTACGTCTCTGTCGGTCTCCTGCGGCCCATTACAGCGCCAGCAGGCACGCGGCACACCTTCACGCTGGCGAGCATCATCAAGCAATTTCAACTCCAATAAAAACTATGTTCAACCTCACAAAAAAACCACCTATCCGATACATGACTCCCGAGCGTCTGGACGACGACGACATGGTGACCGCGCTGTGCATGCCTGGGACCAAGCCGCTGGTTGTTCAGGCGGTGTTGCAGGTCTTGCGCGACCACATCGACGACGCGGTCGAGTTGGTCGGCAGCATCAAGACCGCGACCGAGCACGGGCAGCTCGCGCATTGCGCAGGGGCGCTCGACGCCCTGCGGGCGCTCGAAAGCGACCTGATGATTCGCATCGACGAGGCGAGCAGGGTGGGGTGATTCTGCGATTATTATAGGTCGTTATAGGTCGATATAGGTCGATGTCTGTCGGTGTGGGTTTCGGCGTGTTGCCAGTGCGTTTTTAAATCGCAAGGTCACGCCAACGAGACCCCCTGTGCCACTCGCAAAAAGGCACTGCCCCACTTGGTTGGATTACCATGATGACAGACACCACAGACACCCAAATAACGCTCTCCGACATTGCATCCGAAATCGGGTTCGATCTCGAGGAGACCACACCGCAGGACACCGCCGCAGAGGCTACCGAGGACGCGCCCGACAACGAGCCAGCGCCCGAGGCGACCGATACGGAGGATCCTAATGCGGAGACCGATCTTTCACAAGATAACGACGACTCAGAAGAAAAGCCCGACGACGCCGAGAAAGACGACGCCGAGCCAGAAGAAGAGAAGACACCTACGTCCGAGAAGCTGCTGAAACGGATCGATAAGATCACGTCCAAGCGCAGACAGGCCGAGGAACGTGCCGAGACGCTCGAGACCGAGGTCAGTGAGCTACGAGCCAAGCTCGAAGCCTCCACGCCGGTCCAGATCACTCCCTCCCCGAGCAATCCGCTCGCCGACGTGGAGACGTCGGACCAACTTGATGACCGGATCTCCACCGCGAAGAAAATCCGCGCCTGGGCGATCAAGAATCTCGAGGGCGGTACGGTCCAGAATGCCAGCGGCGAAGAGGTCTACTACGAGCCTTCTCAGGTGCGCGAGTACCTAGCCACGGCCGACGAGCTCCTCACCGAGCACGCGCCGAAGCGCAAGGAATGGATCGCGCAGCGCGATATGGTCATGCCGGAGACGAAGCAATTCTACCCCGCACTCTTCAAGGTTGGCACGCAGGAGCACGACATGCTCAAGGCGACGCTCAAGGAGCATCCTTATCTGCGGAATCTTCCGCACCTGGAGATGATCATCGGCGACGCGATGGAGGGCATGAAGATGCGCTTCGCCCGTGCCGATCAATCCAGAAAAAATGCAAGCAAGCCCGCTGAGTCGAAGTCGAATGTGAGAGCCAGTTCCCCGCCTAGTCCTGCTAAGGGTGCCAGAGTACCTGCCCAAGACATTGCAACCCGCGAAGGAGCGCAAGCGCTTTTCAAGCGTGGATCCTCGCTCAAGACGGACGACATCGCGGCCTTTTTAGAAGGCGCACTCTAACCAAACCCAAAAAATCTAAACACCCCCCTTAACATTATGGCAGCTACACTTATTACCTCCCAGACTGGCATCCGCCAGGATCTCAGCGATCTCATCGCTGTTGTTGACGCAAAAACTTGCCCCGTCGTTTCGATGGCCAAGAAAGGCGCCGAGCCGATCAACCCCCTTACACAATGGCAAGCCGACGGCTTCAACGCCGTGACCGTTCCTGCCGGAGTCCTCTCCAACACGGATGTTTCTTCATCCGACTTCATCGACAACGCCGCGAATCGCGTTCTATTAAGCGCTCGTATTCAGAAGTTTAGAGAAGTGCCCTCAGTGGACGATCTGGCGCAACACGTTTCTGAAGTAGCAGGAATCGGCAAGAAAAAGGAAATGGCCCGCGCTGTAAGCAAGAGCCTCGAGCAACTCAAGCGCTCGATGGAAGCTGCATTCTGCTCCGACCAAGAAGGCGTCGAGCAGTCCGGAGCGACTCCCTACAAGACCCGTGGTCTTGGCAAGTGGATCCAAAATGGCGCTCAAGCTGACCTCCCTGTCAACGCGGCGTACCGCACCCCAGCGGGTTCGATCAATGCGACAGCCACAGCTTCGCTCACCGAGAACAACATCCAGGACATGTTGCAGTCCCTCTACGAGCAGACCGGCAAATCCAATACCTACAGCCTCATTTGCGGCCCAGTATTGAAGCGCCAGTTCACCTCTTTCACTCGCACTCAATTTGCGAGCACGAACGTGGCCAGCGCCATCCGCGTGCTGAACCAAAAAGACGAAAACAAAATCACTTCGACCGTGGACATCTTCGAGGGTGACTTCGGTACTCTCGAGCTCATCCCATCGTTGTTCCTCGCTCAGGACGCGACCGGCGCATCTGCCTCTGCCGTGAAAAACGGACGCGGCTATGTACTCGACATGGACATGGTCGAGCTGCGCTACAACCGCAAGCCCCGCTACCAAGAGTTGGAAGACCGTGGCGGTGGATCACGCGGCATCGTGGACGCCATCTGCGCCCTCTGCGTGAAGAGCCCACTCGCCCTCGGGAAGTTCGCTCCGACTGCTTAATATAAAAACCTCCCCCGCATAGGTGGTGGGGCGCTCTCTCCCCCTAGACATACGAGCGCCCCACCAAATTGCGGCCAATTTTTTTAAATGTCCGATCTCGCTGTAGAACTCGAATCCGATCTCGGTGACCTTGCACCATTGATTACGGAAGAACTCCGTACCGGATGGCACGCCAGCATGGTCACCGCCGAGCTACGCCAGCAACGCATCAAGGCCGCCAGCGACAGGCTCGAGGCGGCGAGAGGCACCGTGGATGGCATCGGCCAGCACACGATGTCGATTGATTTCGATTCCTACATCTACTGGAACAACCTTCTTCCTGGTTGCTGGAAGGACAAGGGATTCCGCGAGGAATTCAAGAAGAGCAACCCGCACACCGTCGTCACCACCACCTCCAAGCCGACCATCGTCGTACAATGAAATCTTCCGCCATTTCAGAACTCATCGGCCTCGTCGAGCAAGCGGAGACAGACGCAGCGTCGTACTGGACCCGTAAGAATCTTAACTACAACCAGCGGTTCTGCCTCTGGGCAGGGCAAGATGAGACCGGCCGCAAGTACTCCGCGAATCTCGGTAAGCAAGCGTTCCCCTGGGACGGCGCCTCCGACGCCAAGATCCGCTTGAGCGACATGATCGTCAACGAGCGTGTGCGGTTGATGAAAAACTCCTTCGCCCGCGCCCGTCTCGCCGTCATGCCGACCGAGACCACCGACATCATGGCCGGCCGGAAAGTCGAGACCGTCATCCAATGGATTTTGAACTCTCACTGCGCCGCCATGACGAAGCGCGAGATCGAGCTCGCTGCAAATATCCGTGAGACCTACGGCCTTGCGGTCATGGGCGTCTTCTGGCGCCGCAGCACACGCAACGAGAAGATCACTTTTACCCTCGAGTCCCTCCAGATGCAGTACATGGAGACCGGCGACCCGCAGCTCGCCCTCATCATCGAGGCCATCCTCGACCCCACACAGGAAGAGGCCGTCGCACGCGAGATGGATGCCTTGCTGCCAGGACAAGGCACAGCAGCCAATGTCCGCAAGCTCCGCGAGACCGGCGCGTTTGATTACGACTCGCCTTACATTTTTGAGAACCTCCCCGACTGGCAAGCCTACGAGCCCTGGGAGGACATCATTTTCCCACCATCCACCTACGACCTCCAGCGGGCGCCATTCATCGCTTGCCGCGAGCTGCTCCGCGAGGACGAGCTCCGCGAACGCGAAGTCACCGAAGACTACGACCCACGCTGGATCGAGGAGGCCGTCAAGCACACCGGCGTCAATCGACGCAACGCTCGGAACATGTACCGCGTCACCGACTCCCTCCTCCTCTCCGACGAGCGAGACATGATCGAGGTGTGGCGCGTTTATCAGAAGAAATGGAATGAGCAGATCGGCGCGATGGAGGTCTGGTGTACCCACATCCAACCCAGTGTCGTTGACCGCGTCGCCAAGAGCGAAGCGATGGGCTACGAGCACGGCCACTACCCGTTTGTTGAGTTGCCGCTCGAGCGCACCTCTCGCCCTCTCATCGAGAGCCGAGGCGTTCCAGAGCTCGTCGCCACTCAGCAGAGCGAGATCAAGGTACAGCGCGATTACCGCAGCGACCGCGCCTCGCTCACTATTCTGCCCCCGCTCAAAGTTCCCGCCAATCGCGGGAAGATGGACATCGTCCTCGGGCCGGCAAAACAACTCCCCGAGCGCCGACCAGGCGAATTCCAATGGATGGCTCCACCTGCAAATGACATGGGCACGATTGAGATCGAGGCGGCGACTCGGCGAGACGTTGACGAGTATTTCGGCATCCCCCGTGCCGACATGGCCCCCCAGCGGGCACTCCTCGCCCAGCAAGATTTGGTCGATACTTGGCTCGCCGACATGGCACTCATCCTCGGCCAGACCTTTCAGCTTTGTCAGCAGTACCTCGACGACATCCAATTCGTCCGCGTTGCCGGCGGCCTGCCCACCCCCTTCCGCGCTAGTCGTCAAGACATCCAGGGCAAGTACGATTTGCGTCTGGACTTCGATGCCCGCACGCTCGACTCCGAGGCGCTCAAGATCAAGTTGCAAGGGCTCACGCAGCTCATCCCGCTCGATACGCAGGGCGTGATCGACCGCGCCGGATTGGTCAAATTTCTTTTCGGGTCCATCGATCCAAACTTGGCCGGCCTACTCATTCGCGATGCGGATGCGGCGAGCCAGCAGGAGATGGACGACGAGCAGGTGCAATTCACAAAGATCGCTGCCGGCGCCGAGCCACCGCTCAAGAGCGAAGGCCAAAACTTCCAGCTCCGGTTGCAGACTCTCCAGAACATCATTCAGAGCAATCCGGCGATCCAGCAGCGCCTGCAACAAGATCAAATCTTCGCCGCGATGCTCACCGCCCGCATGGAATCGTTCAGCTTCCAGCTCCAGCAACAACAGAACGCCCAAATCGGCCGAGTCGGCGCCCAGCCTGGACTCCAAAAGGTCGCCGAGCAAATGCAGCAACAAGCCCCCCAACAATGAGGACGACTTCTTACAAATCCATTCGCGATGGGGTGATCTCTCGGATGGGGATTGATCCGGCGCAGACGCTCATGGATTCCCAGGC